TTACAAATTTGTTGAGCGAGTAGAGGCCCAGAGGGCCCACTTACAAGCAAGGGACATTGAGGGACTATCTCAGAGCAGGGAGCTAGATTTAGTGACTGGCTGGGATGAGGAAGTTTTATTTAATTCTATAAATGCGGATCCATGGGACATTACATTTCAATAAGTATAATTGCGATAATTTTAAGTTTTTTCTACTTACAGCTTAGAAAATGTAAGGTTGTTCATAATACCTACGTTACAAAAAGCATTGACGAGAGAAAGCTTGATAGGCTTATGGGCCTTATCCAGCAGCTTACTATTGAAGCCAAGGTAACAAAAAAGCTTGCTGAGAATGCGTTTAGGATGGCTAGCGCTTCCAATGTTTCAGTCTCAATTCTATCAAAAGGCATAGGGGCTAGACCAAAATTCATTTCTAAGGAACAGTTAGTGAGTGAAGCGGTAGCAAAAGGAAAGCTTGAAGACCTTTTTGGGAACGAAGAGGCTGAGTTTTTAAAACCGCTACTCTCCGATGATGAAATAGAATTAATTGATGAAGCTAGAAAACAATACGAGAAAGCAAAGGCGAAGGGTGAAGTTCTATGAGTGCTATTAATCCGTTATCAAATTCGCCTTTTGACGATCTGGAGTACACAGATAAAACCTTTAGTCCCTTATGGACATTGCCAGATTTGACGGATGAGGAAGCTCTTCTTAAGTGGGCTAGGGAAACCGTAGAAGCGTGTGAGGAATATTATGGGTACTACTTTCAGATCCAGCAGGATAACCTCATGCTTTTCCGTGGCATTCACTGGATCATGCAAGATAGGTACTCAAATAAGTGGCTTGATAAACAGGGAATTCTTACTCGCCGTTCTCCTCGGGTGGTTATTAACCATTTGTATGACTTTGTGGAACAATGGGTAAGTAGGCTTACCCGCTATCGTCCAGCAGTAGCTATTTATCCAGCTAGTTCAGAGATGTCTGACTCTGATGATGCAAAGATTGCTAAGGACGTACTTAATTACATTTGGTATCAAAATAATATCGACAAGTACCTCCAAGAGTTTGTTCGTCAAGTTAAGATATTTGGTGAAGCCTATTTGTGGATTACTTGGAACCCCAATAAGGGAGATTTACATCCTGACTGGGTACAGGCACAATCTCAGGGGTATCGCATTCCAGTTACAGGCAAAGATGGGCAACCAGTTCTGTCTGAAAAGGGAGAGCCTCTATACATTCAAAAAGCCATTCGTATTGGGGAAGTTGAGTACAAGGTAGTTCCTCCTTGGCATGTATTTGACATGCCATGCCGCAATAGGGATGACATAGATTGGAGTATTCGCTGGTCTAGCGAGAATGTTGATTACGTAAAAGCTAAGTATCCAGAGAAAGAAGACTTAATTAAGCCTGATGATGGCATGGAAGTCTTCTCTAATAGAAAGCTTGATATTGGCAAGATGAAAAACGAGTGCATTGTGTACGAGTTATTTCATCGCTCTTCTGAGTTCCTAGATAAGGGTAGGTACATTAAGTTTACCAAAACAGCTATCTTAGAAAATACTGATTTGCCGTATCAGCATGGCAAAATCCCGTATGTATACATGAATGACATTGAAGTGCCGGATCAGATTCGTGGCATGTCATTCTTTCAGCAGCTCTACCCTCTTCAGTTTCAAGTTAATGCATGCGCTTCTCTTATTTATAAGAGCTTTGTTCTTATGGCGCATCCAAAGATTGCAGCTAGAGAAGGCTCTGTAAATATTAATCAGTTAGTAAATGATTCTACGGTAGTTCTCTATAATGATGATGTTCCAAGCATTTTATCTATGCCTCCGGTGAATGGAGAGATGTTTAATTACATCAATAAGTTAGAATCTACGTTAGAGAAGTTATCGGGCATTTTTACAATGTCTCGTGGTCAAGCTCCTAGTGGTGTAAGAGCTGCAAAAGCTTTGAGAGTGCTTGAGGAGCAAGAGGATAAGAGAGCTTACGTTACTGCTGTTAAGTATAACGAGGTAGCTCTTATTGATAATGCTCGTCTTTCTCTCTCTACTATGGGCAGCATGGCTGACGACTCGGATGGAAGGCTTGCTCGTATTCTTGGCAAGGACAATGAGTACCGAGTTCGTAAGTTTAAAGCTGCAAATCTAGCTAAGCCATACGATGTACGAATTGAGAATAGCACTGCACTTTCTCAGTCTCCTGCTGCAAGAATTGAAGAGCTAATTGAGCTATCTCAAGTACGACTTGATCCTGATGCTCCGATTACTCGTGGGCAGTTTATTAATTTCCTTGATATGACAGCAGATGAACAGTTTAAGGATATTGCTACACGCGCAAGTCGGTGTGCTATGTCCGAGAACGATGACATGGTGAGTGGAATACAAGTAGCTGAACCTACTCAGGATGAGGACTTAATCACTCACTGGCAGATTCATATGCAGATAACTCAAGGGAGAGACTATAAAGAGAGGATGCCAGAGGACAGAAAACTAGTCATACAGAATCATCTCTATGTGACTGAGTATCTGATGTACGAAAAGGCATACGGACTAACGGACTCATTCGGTATGCCAGTTAGGATGCCAAACTTAGCCTTTAGACAGCAGTTAGAGCTTCAGTGCCCTAACTGGCCGGCGTTCTTTAGGCTCCCAGTGCCCGCACTCCCTCCTATGATGCCAGCTAACCCGGGTGCTCCCATGGAAGCTACTCCGATTGGCCCAGAAGCAGGAGGCGTAGTGCCTAGTCCTATAGACACAGGGGCTCCGGTGGATGCGGGTGCGCCTACAGCGCCTCCCCCATTACCTCCTCAGCCTCCGATTGAATGAGCGAAAAAATGAGCGGAAAAATTGATGTAATAAATAGTCCTTCAGTGGTGGCCCCTCCTCCTAAGAGCACATCTGCCGATGATCTCTTAGAAATGTATGACAATGAGGTTGTTGAGACAGAGGCAGAAGTAAGCAAGGAGGCTGAAAAACAGGCTCGAATTGCTGAAGAAGTTCCTAAGAAAATTTTAGCAAAGAAGTTAGTTAAGAACCTAGAAAAACAAGAGGCTGCTACTCAGCTTCCTACTGAGGAAGTAGAGGATGCTGAAGAGGAGCTTGTAGAAGGAGGTGATGAAGATGAAGGCGAAGAAAGCACCAGCGAAGAAAGCGAAGAAGGGCAAGAAGAAAGCCAAGTAGCTGACGTAAAAGCTTTCAAAGCTAAGTATGGGGATAAGGATCTGGATATTCCAGAGGAAGCTGTAATCCCTGTAAAAGTGAATGGTAAGGATGTCCCGCTTAAGATAAAGGATGCTGTTCAAGCCTTTGTTAAGCAGGATGAATTTAACCGGAACATGGATAGACGTGTTGGAGCCGTTAGTCATAAAGAAAAAAAGCTAGAGGAAGAATACGGTTCTATTCAAGAGAAAGCTCAATCAGTTATCAAGCTAGCTGCTCAGGGTGATTTTATTCCCGGCATTAGGGCACTTGCCAAAATGGTCGGAATGACATCAAACTCTGAGATAGTACAGCTTGAAAAGGCTATGCTTGATAACCTTGATAATATTCAGAAGGTTTGGACACAGAAGACCCCAGAGCAGCGAGAAGCGTATTTCGCTAATCGCAGAGCTGAGGAGCTTCAAAAAGAACTAGAAGCTACAAGGAAGAGTACTGAAAGACAGCAGGGCGAGGCCCAGCTCAAGTCGAAGGTACAGACCCTCATAGAGCATAATGGTTTAACTGAAGAAACTTTCTGGCAAAATTATCAGGAGTTAGCAGAAGCAGCAGTGGGCGAAGGTCAGTTGTTTAAAGACCCTCGTGAGATACAGCCTGAAGATGTGGTGGCGTATCACAAGCAGGTTCAGGTTGTACGAAAGGTGGATTCTGCCTTAAAGAAGGTAAATCCAGCCTTGTTAGAAGAGCCAATAGCTGATGAGCTTATAAAGCTTGTTGCAGCTCAAGACGACTTTACAGCAGAAGATGTTGAGAAGATTGTACGAGATGCACTAGGGGCTCCTAGCAAAACGGTTGAGAACTTAAATCGCAAAGTTGAGCAAGCCAATTCAAAAGGGCTTAGGACTCAGCTCAAGCAAGTCAGCTCAACCAAAAAGGTAAATAACGCAGTCGATGATGAGATGTACGAACATTTCTTCGGAAAACGGCAAGTAATTAGACGTTAAAACTTTTTGGTGAGCAAAAATGGCAAATTATAATTTAAGTACCGCTACGGGTGTATTCAAAACCAAATACATTCGCATGTCGCGTGACATGTTCAACAGCGAAAATGTGGTTCTCGCAAAAATCAAGCGTAACGATAGCTTCACTGGTGAGCAAGCACTTATTTCTGTGCCTGTATCATTCGGTGGTGGTCGTGGCTCTGGTATTATTCCTCGTGCTAACACCACGAACTATCAGCGCATGCTGATCATCTCTAAGAAGACTTTTGCTCTTATCGAAATAGATAACGAGGCAATCAAGGCTTCTCAGGACGATGCTGGCGCTTTCGTTCGATTGTCAAAAGAGCCTGTAAAACGTGGTGTTCAATCATGGCAAGGTAACGCTAGCCGTATCCTTTTCAATGATTCAATCACCTCAAACGGCAATGGTCGTCTTGGCACTTTCTCTGGTTCTCAATCGCTTGTTTCAACAGATGTTTATGATGTTGTGATTGAAGCAGCAACTTGGAAGCTGGCTAACTTTGAGCCAAAAGACTATGTAAACGTCAATACTGCTGCTGCTGAGTTTGAAGTTACTAACGTAACTCCATCAACTCGCACAGTACGATTGACTCAAGTAAATGGTCCTACGCTAAATCTTGCACTTATTGGTGCTGGTACTCATAACATCTACATGCAAAACAGCCGTAACAATGACCCAACTGGTCTACGTGGTGTGCTGCTTGCTACTTCGTCAACTTTGTACAACATCTCAGTTGGTTATCGTTGGCAGTCGCCAAGTCAGATAGCTGCTGCTGGTGCTGGTATCACTGCTGATCTAATGAATCAGCAAGTACTTGATGTTAAGTACTCGTTCGGTGAAACCCCTGACATGATGGTTACTTCGTTTGTTCAGTATCGAAAGATATTGAATCAGATTGAAGGACAGAAGCGTTACATGGTGGTTGAGTCCCGTAACTCTGGACCTAAAGGAAAGTTCTCTTTCCAAGCTCTTGAGTTTATGGCTGATACTGGTCCGCTCCCGATTATCGCTGAAAGGTTCGTAGAGGACGATACGTTCTATACGCTGAACAGCGACTTTATCGAGATGCATGCACGTCCTGATGGTGGATGGGTAGAAGATCCAAATGCAAATGGAAGTATCTTCCGCTTGTCGCCTACTGACGACACTTGGCAAGCTCGTTATGCAGTCTATTTTGAGTACGGAATTATGCCTACCGCTCATGGCATCATGACCGGACTATCGACTACGTAATGACTAACGAGGGAGGGCTAAGTGCCCTCCCTCACTTAATGGAGAGATATGGCTACTATTCAAGATTTACGTGATTTACTTGCAGGGCTACAGGCTATTGCAGTTGTGGCAGATGCAAGGCTGGATCAACTTGGAGCAATGATTGCTCAGCTTAAATCTAGTGGGCAAATCCCACAGAGTGAGGTTGATGAGTTTGCACAAGGACTTCAGCAGGTGACTGTTGTACTTCAGGCTATTGTAAATAAGCAGGATAACCTGCTTGCATCATAAGGAGATTTTATGTCGTTAGATAGAATTGATTCAAAGACGGGATTACTTAGTTTACTCCCTCTTCCTACTTCGGGCGGCTTCCCGGGTGGTGTATTCGCTGGTGGTGAAGCTGGGTTTGCTCCCGGTCAAGCTGCTCAAACTGGTGGAGCCTTGATTCAAGGCCCTACTCCTCGTTCTGGAACTTCGCCGACCTTGGCTAACTCTGGAACTATTACCCATAATAACTCTGGCGTTGCAAAGGTAACTAATGCTGGCGCTACTACTGGTAATATTATTCAGGCTGGTCAGTTTGATGGGCAGCTCCTCATTGTTTTGAATGAAGGATCTGGTTCTATCACTATGGCTGCTGCTGGTACTTCAAACGTACTTCAGGGTACAGCAGCTATTATCCCAGCAACTTCAGCTGCTATCTTTGTTTGGAGCACAACAAACAGCAGATGGCATGGTGTTGAGGGCGTATAATTAACGAGGGGGGAGGAATCCTCCCCCCTTATTTTTTTGGTTTAATATGCTGACACAAATTTATCACAGACATAATAAGGCTCGGCTCTTAGGCTTTCAGGCCACTACTACAGCAGCTCCTTCTGCTACTCTTAATATTGGAAGCATGGATGCAAGTGTTGCTAGAGCTGGAGCAGGTCAGCCAACAATAACTCCTCGGTATGCGTTTGCTCGTAGAATGCTTGTAGCAGGAGCTACAGAGAACGGAGTTGGAGCTGGTTCCTATGTTGGATTAGCTTCTCTAGCTAGTGCTTCGGCAGCTGCGGCTCAATTCCTAAGTTCTGGTGGTTCTGGCACTGATGGTGCTGGAGATATTCTTGCCCTTGGATGGGATTCGTCCAATACGGACGAGACTGACTTACAGGAGATGGATGGAACAATTCAAACTCCAAGGATTATTGCTGCAAGAATTGATGGCACTAACGCCGTAGTTTTGCAGGGCAAAAAAGATGTCCGTGTTACAAAAGCAAGTACTGGTGTTTATACCGTAACATTTAATGGCGCTTTTGGTCGTAATCCCACAATAGCATTGCTTGGGGAAGGTGGCTCTTATCGTTCTCTTACGTATGTAAATAAGACTCCCGGCTCTGTAGGTATTAGGGCATACGATGTTTCTGGTGTTGCAGCAGATGCTACATTTCATTTAATTGCGTATGGGCAGGAAGGACGAGATGAGTTTGGCAGGATGTTTAATCCTATCATGTCAAACTATCAGCTTATTCCTACAGCCTTTAGTGTAAATACTGGCTCTACTACTTTTAGAGTAGGTGGAGAGGATGCTAGTGCCATTGTAAAAAATGGTACTGGAGACTTTACTATTACGTTTAAAAAACCATTTGCAAAAATCCCTGTAGTTGTTGGAAGTAGCATTACACAGAGGAAGCTATTCTTAATTTCTGTTAGTGCAACTCAAGTAAGGGCAGCTCCTGTTACTGCTGGTGGATCGGCGAGTGATACAGATTTTGATCTGCTTGTATTTGGCTCAAGCGAGAGGGGCGAATAATGAGAAATAGAGCGCTAGTAAATGTACCTGCTGTAAGGCTTGCGTTTGGTTCTGTAAGTGGAACCTACGCAAACCTGCTAGCAAGCATACAGGGAAGGGGAGTTTGTTTGGTTATTACTAATTCATTGAATTCAGAATCGGTGCTTAGTCTTGATGGTGGGACTACCGATTGGGGATTTATCCCTGCTGGGGTTTCTCTAGTTATAGACCTTGCATCTAACGAGACTGAATATAATGGAACTGTAAGTGTGAAGCATAATGGCGTAGCTCCTACATCTGGAGCTATTGCTGCTAGCATTATCAGGAGTCAGTAATGAGTGATATTACGCTAAGCCCTGCTGCTGTATATTCTGCTCTGACAGATTTCCAAAAGATGGTCATGCCAGCTCACTTTACAGCAGCAAGTATAGTAGCTGCTACTGCTGACGTTAATATGTTGGTAGGTGGATTCATCGGAGCAGGAAGATTTACATTCCCTTCTAATGGAAGACTTATAGGATTTAGCAGAGAAAATGGTCCAGCAATATCTGCTGGAAGCATTACTATTTTTGCTTTAAAGGAAGGTGTTCAATCTGGCAACGTAGTTCTTAATTCTGGCTCTAGGTCTTACCAAGCATTTTCCAGTCCTATTTCCTTTCTTGCAAACGAAAGATTAAATTTTCAATATACAACTGATGCTCTATTTGCTGGCACCTCTTCTATTATTGTTTTCCCATTTGTGGTGTTTGACGTATGAGCTGGTTAAGTGACATAGGAGATGCCCTTGGAGGAGCCCTTGGTGTTGAGAACGCTGGAAGTCGTCTTGGTGATTATATCACCAATGATATTTTTGGTTCTGATAGTACTAACGCTATTAATTCCAGCTCTCAAGGAAGCTCCTTCTTCTCCCCCGCATTTTTATCAACAGCACTCGAAAGCGCTACTGGCTTAGCTGGTGGACTTTATGCAAATAAAGCTCAGAAGGAAGCTGATGAGAGAGCTAGGAAGTACGAGATGGAGAAGCTAAAGCTCCAAGCTCAGTATGGGCTTCTTGGTAGCGGTGGAGGTGGTGGAAGCAATAAGGATGCATTGCTTTATAAAGCCT